GTATCTATAAATACTGGGATGGCAATAATACAAGATTACTTATTAGCGCAAGAGAATGTTGGGGAGATTCCGATTAAAAATATTTAATAAAAATATTTTTATACACTTTTTATCAATTTTTACTATATTTGTTGAATAAAAACAAAGGTAAAAAATTGAAATTCTACTTCATTAGACATGCGCCGACATCGGCTAATAGTTCTGGTTCTATGGTTCCAGGATATGAAAACTGCGATATCAATCTATATGACAAGCCTGAAGACTGGGAAGAAAAGGTTGGCAGGTTTATTCCAGAAGCAGTTAGAAAATTTGTCGTAAGTTCGCCGACTCGTCGTTGTATCAGTACGGCCAAGTTGCTGTTTGATAAAATGCCGATGGAAGTCTGTAACTGCCTAGGCGAATTCGAATGTAAGAATCTTGGCAATCGTAAATTCTGGGAAATTACTAAAGAAGAATTTGACAGTCTTGTCTATTTGCCGGCAAGCACTATGGAAAAACGTGCACTTGAAATCCTGCATGACATGGGCAATATGATCCGTCACGAAAACAAGACTGATGCCGTAATTTGTATTTCTCATGGAATGGTTATCCGTTACCTTTATCATTTCATGACTGGAAATCCAGATATTTCTGCATATGACATTATCAATTCTAACGGTTTTAGTTTTTCCAATCTTGACCTTATGATTGTCGATTCGGTTAAGAAGACCGTTGAAGTTCATCATTACAAAGAACCTATTGACCATAAAAACACATGATTATCGAATATAGAAAACATATTCCTGGTTGTCCAGGAGAATATTGTGAACCTGTAGCTATCGGCGTATGCAAGGCCGACATCGATATGGGTATGCTCAGATTCCGTTGCTTGAAGAAAGAAACTTATGTTCCTTCAAGTGATCCGTTGGCTGAAGACCAAGAAATAGACCGTAAATGCTGTATCTATCTTGGTATCGGCGACTTGATTAAATGCGGAAAAGAAATTGTCCAGCTTAGGTCAGTTGGACAAATGGAAATAATCGCAGATATGCTGAATAAACAGCTTCCGACTCTAGAACAATATAAGGAGTACCCTAATAAGAATACTCCTCAAATTGATTCCGATACGGATTTATACAGTATTTAGTCAATTAATAGGCTTGCTGCCTGATTGAATAAAATAGATTCCGCAACATTAACAGATTGGCCATTTTCACGGTCAATTGTGTCCTTGATGCGTTTATATTTTATTCTTTCTTCACCAATCTCATCAATTTCATAAGTACCACGGGAAATATATTTCTGTGTTCCGTCACCCTGTACGATTTCGAAAACATTAAACTTTTCACCGTTCGTATAGAAGTTATTAAACTTATTATTACGGTTCAACGCGACATAAAGAGAATTATTGTTATCGTCGAATTCATTGACATATCTGGAAAGTTCTTCGCCAACGTCGAATTCGCTTCGTAACGATTCACCGTTATTGACAAACAATACAACAGTCTTCTTGTCAGAAGTATAATAAGTACCACGGCTGAGAACGCTGTCCATAACGTTTTCCTTCATCGACCAGTCACATGCGACAAGAGCATCATTCTGATACTGGAATTCGATACCTTCCGGAATAACCGTATCGGTAATTCCGCTATAGATACCGGTCGGAGAATCAAACTGGTTCTTGACGACATTGTAAAGTTCGTCTTCGTTTCGTGCAGCAAGAACGTCGTTAAGTTCTTCATAGTTACGGAAGTTCAAGATAAGACGCTTATCGTTATCGATAATGACCGGCGGACGAGTTCCACGGCCTTTTTCAATATCAAAACGACCTTCAGAACGTGTTCTAAGAAGATTCTGGAATTCAGGATTGTCAAGCAATGTCTTAACGTTGGCACGGGCAGACTTACGCTGCTTCTTGCCTTCTGCTGTCTTGAATTTCTGCAATGCCGGCTGTGCAACCTTTGTGATATATTCACTGGCAAGCTTCGTAATAACGGCATCATTAGTAGAGTTAGCTGCAAGACGAGCACCGTTATCCTTAATCCAAGTAAGCATCTGCGGCCACTTAGCCGCATAGATATAGTCCGTATCGCCGTCTTCAAGAGTATTCATGGCAATATCCATGAATTTCATAAGACCGCAAATGAACTTGTTGTTCGAACAGCCGAAATTACGGCCGAATTCACGAGTCATTTCGGCATACTGCCTACGAATCACGTCGATATTTGAAGCTTCATGGTTCTTATCTTTCTTAAGATCAAGAATTTTTGTTGCCGGACGTTCAAGTATGTCAAAAAATTTATCAGTTCGGCCGCTAACTGAGCCGTATTTAGTTTTTAATTCGCCTTCTGTCAGAAGATCATCGTCAAGAAAGGCTGCTGCTTGCTCAAATATATTCATTTTGGAAATCCTCAAAATTATTTTATATTATTTATAAAAATTTCTTTTATTTTCTATATTTTAAAAATAAGTATTATATATTATGTATGAACTATCTTAAAATCTATTACCAGATTATCGCCAAAGCCGCAGGCCGTAAAGAATCAGTAATTTACGAAAAGCACCATATCGTTCCGCGCGGTCTGGGCGGTCCGGATATTCCAGCGAACATAATATATTTGACACCCAAAGAACACGTAGTCGCTCACCATCTCCTGGCCAAGGCCTATCCGAACGAAGAAAAGCTCCAGGGCGGATTCAATATCAAAAGTCTGAAGAAACATAATTATTCAAGATGGATGCATAGTCTTCAGAACATGGTACGAGACCTTTCATATACGAGCCACAAGAAAGAAACTTTGAACAAGATTCAACAGCTTCTGAATATTCTTAATATCAAGGATATTGACATTCTTGTTCCTGCACTCCCGACTCCCGGTGCAGGTGTTCCTAAGAAAAAATCAGATAAAGACAAGCAGCCTATAAATAAAAAAGCAAAAAAATCGACAAAGAAAAAATCTAAAAAGTAATTTTTATGAATGTTTTTCTTTTTACCGTTGACTAACAAATAAATTGCTATATTTATTGATATGAAAGCTATAAGTTGTGGTGTAATAATCATTCATAAAATTACCGGACAACTCCTGGCATGTCATCCGTCATGTCATTCCTGGAGACCCGGCAATTACGATATTCCTAAAGGCCATGTCGAGGGCGATGAATCCCATATCGATACGGCGCTTCGCGAATTAAAAGAAGAAGCCGATATCACATTGGCTAAAGAAGACTTGTATGACTGCGGAATGTTCCTTTATACCAAATATAAGGATTTACATCTATATGTCGCCGAAGTTCCAGTAGAATTGTCCATGTTAAGCTGTTCTACTTATTTTTCATTCGAAGGTAGAAGACCACTCGAAGTTGACGGCTATAAGCTCATCGACCCGAATGCATACGACATGTATTTTAAGAGCCTCGGTCCTCTCGTAAAGACCTGTGTCGAACGATATAAGGAACATAAAAATGAAACTGGAAGACACACATAATTTAAAAAGGCATCCGCTTTTCAAAAACTATAAGGATTACGTCTTAGATTTCCTTACAGTGTTTATTGATTATGGTCTGGAACTTTATAAATTCAAGAAACCTGATGTAAAACTTCCTTGGAATATTGAATATATGCTTGCTGTAAGAGGTTTAGATTACGCCAAGAAAACGTTTAATTTTAAATTTCCGCCGCTAATTGAACTGAAAGCACATTTCGAAGATAAATTGACTAACAGTTTTCTTAAAGACTTGAATTAATATGAAACCAATTGAATTTCTTATTACAAGGCATGGACTTAATGTTATCGGAAAGTTCGCCCGATGGTATGAATATACTATATTCGAATCAAGAAGATATACAGAGCAACTGATACCGAAATGGAATAATTTTGACGTTTTCTTTAAATTAGATATAGAAATTGAAAAATATGGAATCGGTATAAAAGAACGACCGAATGACGCTGATCCTGATGGTGAAAATAAACGTTATTTTCCACCATTAGATCTTCTGCCGATTGACTGTAACTATCTGATTATGTGGGGTGATAAGATAACATGCAATTCATGGACTAAGGAAATTAAGAATACTGGAGATATTGTCGCTGTTTTAGAAAACTTAAAACTGGAATATGACCTGCAAGAGGTAAATGATGAAAGAAGTTGAATTTAAACGTTATAATGAACAAAGCTGTATATGGTATTATAAGTATAATCCAGCTATGGAAGCTTTTCCGCTCGCAGTCGACCATAATAAATTTACAAGTATCGGATTGTCAGAAAAAGTCATAGAACCCATACAAATAAGTTATATGGGTTTTACTAAAATTTTTCCATCAAAAAATATACTTCGTAATATACAACCAGAAATTGTACTTAAACTGGGTGATACCGTCGAATGTAACGGTTGGAAACTAAAGCTCAATAGCCAGGCTGACCTGTTTCAGGCTGTAGAAAATCTTAAAACCGAATATTACTGTCAATAATGAAATTCAATATTATAGGAAATCCACCATATAACGGCAAAGGCGAAAAACTCTATCTAAAGATAATGTCGGAATGTTCGAAGTTCTCTGATAGAGCCGTATGGATTATACCTACCGATTTCGTTGACAATCCGAGAATAAAGGAAAATGTCAACTATAAGCATATCGAAATACTCAACAAGAATTTCGAAGAATTTAACAGAATAGAAACGGTTGTCGGCGACGCTAAGTTTGACGACGCGTTTTTCTTTTCAGATGTCGGTATTTTCGTGTTCGGCGACAAGAAGGCTGACCTGCTCGAATTACGATGGAATAAATTCTCGGATCCGGCTAAATATAAGGAAATTACCAAAATTGTAGACCAATATTTGGTAGGAAAAAAGACTATCGCAACTGAACAGGGAAAGAAGAACGAATGGTATATCCAATTAAGCGAAATAAGAGGCCATAGACGCTGCTGGGACTGGCCTACGCTTTTATCCAAGGAAAGATATACCCCATTACAAAACGTCCCAGAACCTACGTTACGGTTCAAAAATCAGTATATAGGATTTGCTAGTACGGAAGAGTGTAAAAATTTCATAGATTACTGTAATACGGATATTGCGATGTTCTTAAACTATCTCTATAAGTTTAACCAGCATACAAAATATGACTGTGTTCCTGTATATGACTTTACAAAACCGGTTGATGAAGATTGGGTATATGATGAAATCGGTCTGACTGAATATAAAGACTTTATAAAAGACGAGATGAAAGAATATGGGTATAAATGTTACAAAACTAAAAGATGCGGTTGAATTCAGAATTAACTTAACAGGATGTTCAAACCAAGATACTGTATTCAAAATTGATACTACAAAATATCCGGAATATGCCGTATTATTCGGCCTGGAAATGTTCAAAAAAGAATGTTATGATATGTTTGAAAAATATTTGTTCATGCCGGCTAATAATACGGTTGAACAGGATATGAAAAATGAAATCGAAGCTAGATTCTATGATTATATCTATTGGGCAAATGTCGAACGAAAAGAATATAATCTGAGCCTTACTTATGAAGGCTATATGGCATATAGGCATAATAACGAAATCGAAGAAGCACTTAACTCTTTAGACGGGACTATAAATACTGTACTATGACGATAGATGAATTTAAATTATTGAAACAGAAAGCCGATAAGGATGTCAAGATGCCTGACACCTTTGAAGCCATTATGACCAAGAATAACCTTTTGCCCGCCCTCGTACAGGACTGGACTAAGCTGTATAATAACCAGAAGTTTGTTTATTCTCATCTTAATATCGAACTTATGGAAATTTACGGCGACATCTATAAATGTTACAAATTTTCCAGGCAGACTACCGAGCTCCAGATGAAATACGGAATTACCGTAAATCAAATCTGGGATAATGCAAAAGGTATCGAAACCCAGATTAATTGTACACCAGCATATATCGCAAAAATGAAAGAAGTCAACCAACAGAAGTATATTCTGGAATTCATTGAAAGTACACTTGAGAATATTAAAAACCTCGCGTTTACTATCAAGAATTATATCGAATATAAGAAGATTCTGTCGGCTACTTTCTAATGCTATAAATAATACAGTATGGATAATATAACCGAACGAACCAATTACCTGAATAAAGAACTGGTTGACAATATCGCACAATACGATATGGGTTCACTGTATTTCGATTCCTATGACTTCGGCCCTGTCTCTTATTACAGGGTCAAGAAAATCGAAGAATGCAGACCTGACATCATTTCTTATCGTATCTACGGTACACAAAACTATTGGTGGTTCATCATGCTGTTTAACGGTTATACCGATGCATGGAATGATATTACGGAAAATCAAATTATTAAATATCCGGATATACAAAAAGTCCGTGACTTCTTAAAGGAAAGACTTAAGAAAGTCAAGGACAATAGAGAAGTAAAAAAGCAAGATTAAATCTTGCTTTTTATTTTATACATTTTCTTGCACTGTATAGAAGAAATCTTCATCCGTAGCATATTCAATAACATCTGCAGCTTCCATCATAGCAATATATTTTTGTATTCGCTCAGGTGTTAAGAAATCATCATTTTCTATTGTTTGTAAAACTTGTTTTGCTTCTCTGAATGAACCTGTTTGAACAAGTGAAATAATCGGAGCAAGTTTTTGAGCAATCTCAAGTGGTGTAATAGTTTTAAAATCAGTTTTTACACATTCTTCGCGGAATAATGAAATAAACTCATTTCCGACATTTATATTGTATTCAACTTCACCAGCCAGTCCATCAATTCTAGCAAGTTGGTCACGATTATTATATAATTCAAGTTCAAATCTTGATTTATCTATTGGCTCACCAAATATATCTGTAACAGTATGTTCATCATAATGTTCAATAATATCGGTCAACACAGTAAAATCTTGTGTCCAAAAATCTTTATTTTTATAAACACATTTTCCATCTACATTTACAATACGGCTAACAACACGCATTTCTAACTCCTTAGATATTATTAAATCTTTTTCTTCTATGTTCGGATCTGCTGCTATGCAGTCTTTTACACTATTATAAGTGCTACAATTTGCATAAACTTTGAAATTATCTCTTCTTATTAAAATATACATTTTTACTCCTAAATATTAAAAGTATAAGTCTGCCCAGTAGAAACTGACATATTTTCTTGATGTAGTGTTGTAGTATTTCCAGCTGAATCTTCACCAATTACTTTTAGTGTATATGTAGATTGTCCTATATAGTAAGGGTCAGTCCTAAATCCTATGCTGCTTATATTAGAGGCATTAAAGTTAAGTTCAACAATCGTTCCATATATACTTGTATTTGTAGCATTTCGTAATGATGCTATTTTATCATCGTCTATACGAAACCATTGATTGTCTTGGAAACGACCTCCATCTACCAATCTATTTCCAGCTGTTGTTCCATCTATTAATGTTTCAAGTAGAGCTATACTATTATTTCCAGACCATTCAAACCTTAAATGATATTTTACATAAATAGGATTTTTTTTCCATACCAAAGTAGCACCAAGATAAATTGCAGTGACAGTTTTGTTACCAAAGAATATATCTTTAATGGTTTTATTTCCAAATTTTAAATCATTTGCCATATTAACTCTCTATGATAATATGTAAAATACCATCATCAGTTAATCCTGCTGTAGTTGTAGCTGTAACTGCTGGTATTAAATAACCAACTGTAGAATTATTACGTTCGACTTTTATTAATTCATAGTTATTAGCTGTTGGCTTTATATCAACTTGTATTGGAGAACTACCATTAGTATCACCTGCTTTAATTACAGCGCCACCATAACTACCAACACCAAATCTAGCATAGTAACCATTAGAATTATCATTTATACATTTGATATAACTATTATCAAATGTTCCTGTCGCAGCACTAAAAACCGTTTCATTTGTAAAAGTTCCACCATTAGCACCAATTGAACCTTGAATCCACATACTACCATCACGATAAAGACGTAATGCATCACTTCTCGTTATTACTTCTTTAGAAGGATCACTTGGATTCGTTAATGTTCTTGTACCGTTACCGATAACTTTAAGAATACCACCATGAACATATCCAAAGTCAGTTTGTCCTAGAGTACCCGAAGTAGGCTCTGTCGTAGTAGCATTTGCCATACCTTCAATAGAAATACCCCAGATATTCCAACGGTTTGTAGGATCATTGTGATTAGTATCAGCAGAAATATTATTGATAAAGAACTGATTATAACCACCCTGAACATGAATACCATAACCAGATACTGTATTAGCATGTCCTTCGACATGAGTATAAACTGCCGATACCTGATTATATGCACCTTCAATATGCGTGGCGTGTTTTATACCTAAATTTGTAAATGTATTATTATAACCTTCAACAACGCTTCCATCTGGATAAAGTATAAATGCATCGCTTCTACTATTACCGTTTCCAGTACCATTACCAGCAACAAATAATACATCTGCGGAAGTTTTATTCCATCCACCTATGACTAAACCGCCAAAACCAGTAGAAGCATTTGTACTGCCTTGTATAGCTAAGCCTCTACCAGCAGCAACTGACCAATATGTAGCAGTATTTGCATCACCAAATGCAAATGAACGATAATCTGCAATATTTCCATTACCAAACGCAATTGATCGATTATTAGCACTTAATGCTTGGCCACCTGCAAATGAATATAATGTAGCAGTTGTACCCCAACCAAATGCAAATGAATTATCGTATGCTACGTTGTCATCACCAAACGCAAATGCATTACCTGAAGCAGCTGCATATTTAGTAGACATTGCAAATGATGTTTTACCTACTATACAATTATTACCTATTGCACCAATTGAATCATTTGTTACTGTATTATTATTACCAATATTTATCGGTAAATCAAGATCAAATGGTTCCCATGACGAATATGTTGCATTATAAACTAGTATACCAGTCGAACCTGTACCTGGTTTATCAACCTTTCCAGAAACAGCCTTAATTGCATCTTCATATTCTCCAGAAAGTCCAAAAGTAAATATACTATCTGAATAATTAGCACTTATGCCATTTTCTGGTTTAAAAACACCTGGAATTTCGCTATACAATAAAACATCTTGGTAGTTAAACCAGTCATCAATATTCTTCCAACCAGAAAATGTTGGCACAGTTGACCAAATATAATATTCACCCTGTTGAGTGGTTGCTGTAGGCGGAGTTACTTTTCCGCTAACGGCTTCAATCTGTGCCTTATAATCTGCACTTATACTGATTATATGATTTAAATCATCTACATAAATACCGTTTTCGCCGTCGTAATTGGGAAGGTCTACAATATTTAATTTTTCTGCTAATGCTGTAGAGATTTCATTAGCACCGCTAGTTTCAGATTTGTGATAATAATCGTCCAAGGGCGGAATTGCAGCAAGTGCTTTACTATATGCAGCCGCGCTTGCTTCTTCCGCATATGCCTTTGTTGCATAATCTGCAGAAACTGCAATGATATATTCATTACCATTATTCGTAATATGAATACCATTACCGTCCTTCAGTTCTACAGTTGCGCCTTGACCATTTATACCATTCCATGCGGTAAAAGACTGTCCTTCAGGATGGTTAATATCAAACACTGTAACTTCAGTTCCGCCTTGCGGATGACCTTCTTGTGAGCCAATTGTAGCCGTAGTAATAACCGGAGAAATACCAGAAGTACCAGTATCACCTTTTGTACCGCTCATAACATCTATATATGTAGATTGTGAACCTGCATAAGTAAATGTAACACGATTACCGGAAGGAATTACCTCTGTTGAAACTGTTGGTGAATATAATTTAAATTCTGAAGTCGATGTATCGTCTTTAAGAGTTATTTTATAACCAACACCACCCTCAACTGGGTTGACTGATGCAGATACAGATTTACCATTTTGACCAGGCACGCCTTGCGGACCTCGCGGACCTTCTATACCAGACGCAGCAATTCCTAAATCATGCCAGTCATCATCTTCTGTATATTTCCATTCCCAATGGTCTTCTTTGTCGGAATTAATTCTAAATTCCGGCGTATAACCGCTAACACCAGGTTCGCCTTGTGCACCGCTGATATGATACGGGCCGTACGGATCTGGATGACTCTGCGTAGTTCCAAGTGTAAATGTAATATTACCATTTGTTTCATCAAATGACGGATAATAAACATAATCACTCGTCGTACCACCGGCACCGGAAACCGGAATACCGCTAATAGCGATTATCTTATTGTCTTGAATCGTAAAATCTTTAGGCGTTATACTAGGGTTTTGTATTTTTGTTACGTCTGACATTTATAAATCCTTTGTGGCCGAGTCTTAATATTTATATCCTGTTAGAATAGATGCTCATGGTAAAATTCAGATTTGCACTAGCGGCGACATCACTTCCGCTATAGACAACTGCATATTTCCTTGTCGGGTCAACTGAATGGTCGACCGTAATCGCAATCGTGCCGTTACTTGTACCGACTTCCGCCGGATAATAATTCTGAGTATATACAAGAACTTCATTAGAATCCGTTACTAACGCGAACTTGTTCAGAAGATATTCATGTAATCCGGTATTATTGTCTTCGACATTTTCATTGATATTGAATGTTACTTTTTCAGCAGCCGCAGGCAATTCAAAATATCCGTTAGTTGCAGTAATCTGTTCATAATCCTGTCCTGCAAATTCGATTACCGTTCCTGCCGTTATGATACCGTTGCTTTCATACTTATCGAACATGTAAACCGGTTGTCCGCTAAGTCCAATATTCCATTCGTTATTATCATCGTCAAATGCTGCGGAAATACCGTTATTACCGACAATATCCGGACCAACAATTTCATATTGATTAAGTGTATCATTATATTTTGCATCAAGCAAATCACCAGCAATATCTGGAATTTCCGGAATTTCCGTCTTCAATGCAAATTTATCGTTTGCTGTTGCAGAAAGTTCAACAATTGTTTTTGCAACAGCGTCAGACAAATCTTGTAATTCAGTATCAACTTCAGTTTTATTATAATAATCATCTAAAGCATTAGCAGAGAGATAATTACCGGACGGCTGGAATCTATCATCTGCCCAAGTCTTCGTATTATCAATTATTGTATCAACTTGAGATGATGTATAATATGGTTCCAAAGCTGTAGGCGTAAGATAATTACCAGCAGGCTGGAATGTTTCAAGTGACCATGCAGAAGTTTCTACAAATTCATCGGTAACGAATTCTTCAAATGTTTCAAATGTACTCTTTAATGTATAATCGTCCAATGCAGACTTATCAGCCTTTGCACTTAATTCTGGTGTCCAATCACGGCCACTAATAACAGTTCTATGAATATCAATATTTGGACCTTGTGTATAAGTAGTACCTTCAGGTGCTTCTTCCCATTTATTATCTTTTAATACAAGGGCTTTACCAGATAGCGTATTATCAGCCGATGTAATGTAATTGCCTTTTATCTGGAAAGTTTCATCTACATACGATTTATCAGCCTTGTCTGCAAGTTTCGTATCAACCGTACTTGACAGACTGGTAATATCAGTTGCACTGGCATAACTTCCCTTTACCTGGAAAGTATCTTCTGCCCAGTCTTCAGAAATAGCGATTGCAGTTTCAACATCAGCAGAAAGAGCATAATTAACAAGCGACGGAATTCTTTCATCAACTTCTTCTTTTGTATAAACTTCTGATTTTTTATAATAAGCACTCATTTCTGACTTAGACTGGAATTCAGACTTAGCCCAAGCAGAAGTTTCATTAAATTCTGTATTTACTTTTGCAGAATATGCATCAATGTCTGTCTTTTTATAATAATAATCTAAGTCAGACGGTACTACATATTCGTCTTTTGGTTGGAATTCAGACTTAGCCCATGCAGAAGTTTTATTTAATTCTGAATTAACCCATGTCTCAGTAGCATAACCGTTAAGTGCTTCCGGCTTTAAATAATCACCAGAAACACCGATTGTATATGTAGCCGGGGCGGTTTCTCGTGCACTAATGCCATTAGTTCCAATAATCTTCGTATCAGAAACAACTGGTTCAACAGAAACACCAAGATTATATTCAACTGTACCATCTTGTCCAACAGTCTTTTCGATTGAAACCGTCTCATTAGTCGAAACAACCTTAACGGCATCAGGTTTCATTCCGATATATACGGTATTATCTACCTTTTCGGCGCTCAAACCAGCATGCCCAGATACCGACGGAGCGACAGCTTTAACGCCAATCGGTTTAAATATACCGTCACCTGACAAGGTAGAATCAACTCTTACTGAATCTATAGCAACTATTTGACCGGCTTTTACTAACATACCTTTAAATTCCTTTTTCTTTATTATTTATAAGATTTACAGAAAAAGGAATTTAAAATAAAAACCAGAATTACTTCCGGTTTTCTCTTATAGCTTAGCTCTATCGTCTTTACTTAGTAATCGTTGGTTTCTACTACCACAGAATCTCAGATTTAAGTCTCTTTCTTCAAGAATAAACGGTCCGTCAACCAAAATATCTGTATTTTCCAGAATATAATCCGTAATTCCTACAAGATACTGGCTTTGTCCCATTCTGAGATTTTTCTCATAAATGTAGCCTGTAAATACCCAGATATTCTTTTCAGGCAAAACTGACTTGAATTTACGAATAAAATCAGCAATTGCCGGCTGGTTTTCTACTTCGAACGGTTCTCCGCCCAAAATAGTCAAACCAGAAATATACGGTTTCTTACAGGCTTCGATGATTTCATTCACAGCAATCACATCGAAAGTTTGGCCGTAATCGAAATTCCATGTTTCGGGATTAAAACATCCCTTACAATGATTCCTACAACCAGAAACGAACAGAGTAACACGACAACCTTCGCCGTCGACAATACTCATAGGATCTATCTTTGAATAATTCATTTTTTATCCTTATCGTATTTAAGTTTCAGTCCAAGCAAGATGAATATAAAAATCGTCGCCAACGTATAATTGACATATTGGGGATATTGCCACATCCCGCTTACATAATTCGTATAGAAAATATATGCGGCGCTACAAAGGTTTCCGATAATCGAAAGTATAATGAAGAATATACTTATATCACCGGTTGATTTCGTCTTATATGCCTTTATTACCTGCGGCAATGAACAGACAGCGAACGCCAAAGCCCCAGTATATCCGATTAATAACATTATTGTATCTAACATAATTTCCTTATAAAGATAGAAAAATCATACAGATTTTGGGTCTGTATGATTTTAATCCGATATTTCAATTAAATATTGTGACGGTCTCTCAATTCTGCCAATTTTCCATCGTTCCAGGATTTGAAAATTGTCTTCTTAGGCGAACCAGTCAAATATCCGGTAATTCTTCTAACACGAATAATCTCGTCTTCGTTTTTGTTACCGCAGCACGGACATTCGTTATTGATGATACCGTGGAAATGACACTTGGTACAAGTATCGCTGTCGAACGTACAAGTGAAATATCCCAAGTCACCATCGTACATGGTATCAATCGTAGCCTTGACCGCTTCAAGATTCTTAGACAAGTCACCGTTCAGCTTATAATAAAAGATATGGCCTGCGTTCGTAATCTTGTGATACGGAGCTTCCATCTTGATCTTATTTTCCAAAGATGTTTCCAAGGAATAATCAAGCATGTGGCTATTCGTGTAATAACCCTTACCAAAGACACGCTGTAAATCGACATCAGCAAGCTTCTTTTCATTCTGGAAAAGGTTCTTGTCAATATTTGCGAAACGTCCAGCAACAGCTTCAGCCGGAGTAGCAAAACAAGACCAGTTAAGATGAGTTTCCTTCTGAGTCTTATCGACAAATTCACGGATATGCTTTACGATAGAGAATGCATAATCGTCGATTTCATGGTCGATACCGTATGTCTTACCGGTGAGCAAGAGCATTGTTTCAGCCAAGCCGACATAACCGATAGAAAGCGAAGCCTGCTTAAGAACTTCAGCAATCTTATCAGTAATTGCATGCGGTTCGTCGTCTGACGTGAGATAAAGTCCCTGCTGCATGGTGAACGGGAAATTCTCATAAGTCTTATTAGAAATCAAAGAGAAACGGTCAAGCAAACTGCCCTTGGCGTCTTCGAGCATATCGTCAAGCTTCTTGAAGAACAACTGCTTACGTCCTTCTTCATCCTTAGCTTCGATATGGGTTTCAATCGCGAGACGAGGCAAGTTAATCGTATGGAATGCAAAATTTCCACGACCAGTTGTCTGTTCTGCACCGTTGATATTACCAATAACACGTGTTCTACAACCCATAGTAGAAATAGTCGTATTTTCAATAAGCTTACGTAAGGTAAGAGTAGAACCGTTGATTTCTGTAATATCCCAGTAATCGCCGATACCCATATCATATTCGTAAATCGGTGTTTCAAACTTCTGATTTTCCAGCTTAATTGTCTTGGCTTCATTCTTACCGCGAACCTTGACAAGAACTTCTTCACTGGTAAGGTCAACCGTACTCGTATTATACTTAACATACGGCATATTGAAAGAACTATCAACCTTTACGAAGTTCGGATAGAAACGACGAGCAAGGCACTTGATAGAATCAAGATACAAGTCATAATTCGGATCTTCCGGATTCTTTGTATAACCCTTCATCAACTTGAAAATCAAAATCGGGAAAATAGCAGTCAAACCGTCACCGAGACCTTCCATCTGGGACTTGATAAGGTTCTTACTAATCATACGACCACAATTAGAAGTATTAAGACCAAAGTTCAAAGAACTAAACGGAACCTGGTTTCCAGAACGAGACTGAAGAGAATTCAAGTTACCGATAAGACCTTCCATAGCCTGATGAGTATCATCGTCTGTAGTCTGGATTGCCTTGTCAACACAAATTTTCGGAAACTTAGCATAAAGCAATTCAACTGGCATGTTCATCGAAATAGTTTCGACATCATTCAAGTCAATATCTTCATGTTCCGGATTGTATTCGAGATAACGAACAAGTTCAGTCTTAAGATTCTTCTTAAATGAAATATCGACGAACGGAGCCAAATCGAAGTCAAGGTTATCGTCAGCGATACCACCATATTGCTGGTTAGACTGAAGCTGAAGAATAACTGCAGTCAAAGCAGCGGCTGTCTGAATGGACTTCGGAGAACGAAGATAACCAGTACCAGAATCGAAACCTGTAGCTAACAACTTACCAACCGGAGCAAAGAGACAGTTAAAAGTCAAATTGTACTGGTTAAGGTCATGAATATGTAAATGACCGTCCTTGTGTTCCTGTGCATACTTTCTGTTGATGTTGTTCAGCAAGTTATACATCTTGTTTGTTTCAGATGCAATCTTACCGTATGTACCAGCAGGAGTAGCGCCAGATTCGTTCGCATTGTCACGAAGAATATTAGAACTCTTAATATCAGATTCTGTAATTTCCTTAATGGTCTTTACAATATCCGACTTAGTTTCACGAGCACGATTACGTTCGTCTCTATACAAAATAAATGCCTTGGCAACTGAACCGAAACCCTTACTCATCAATGTCTTTTCAATGACATTCTGAATATCTTCGACTCTTGCTGACTTGGCATCATTTGCGGAAATTATTTCAACTACTTCATCGACAAGCTGATCAATACCTTCTTCTGTATATTTTTCATCTATCGACTTAAATGCATTTTCAATTGCGGTATATACTTTTGCTATATTAAACTTACGTCTACGATTATCTCGTTTGATTACGTTTTTAATCATATATTTCCTTTTTATAAACACTCTACAAACAGTTTATTCACAGTGTCACAATCAACATTAGTTCTCGAGCGTGTTTTATTTATAATCCTGTAGTCCTTACTTGCTGGACAATTTCACGTAATTTTTCTTCGACTTTCATAGCGTCACCGAGCGAGACATTTGAAGGAATATGCGAGATAGCATTGTACAGCCAGATTTCCCAATTATTATCGTTAATCATAGTTTACCTCTTTAACTTTGAATCAAAAAATAGTAAATTTTTGTGAACATTTGGAAGGAAAATAAAAAATCCGTAAATATCAATAAAAAGAAAGGACCGTATAAACGGTCCTCGGTATCTAGTTCAATCTTTAAATTTCTTTGTTCGTATGCTTGTCAAGATATTGCTGGAATGTCTCGTGGTCGAATGACTTCACATCTGTATTACAGTTACGAACCACATCATATCCGGCATTCTTAAGCATTTCTTTGGCACGTTCTAAATTATCATTGTTCAATTCACGCATTTATATAAACTCCTGTTACGAGAAGTGAGTCAACAGACCATATTCCTTTTCAAGCTTCTGGACCGTATCAGTCATAAGGTTATTCAAGGCAATCTTATTCTGGAACTGCTTGGACAGATTTTCAACCGCATCGATAAATGCACGAAGCTTACGTTGCATATTTTCGTTATTATAAATTTCGTCAGAGAACTTGTAAGTCTTTTCATCAATCTTGAATTCTGTGCCGGTTCCAAGCGTAATCTCTACAAGTTCATCAGCGAAATCGCGAATGACTTCATATACTTCCTGGAGATGTGTGTGGATAAATCCCTTTTCACACTGCCAGTGATAAATATTAATCTTATTGGAGAATGTCAATGCGTCGACTGCAAAAGAATACAAACTCTGGAATTCGTTATCCTTAGTCTCTGCATAGTAAGCGGTAAATGATTGTTCTTGTTCCATTTTAAATCCTTTTTCTTATTTATTTATTTTAATTTTAGTTTTCCTTCAAGATATTCCTGCATGGCCTTGGCCTGTGCCTTTTCATATACCATCTGAGGATCGCTCTTTCCAGGCTTGTACATTTCCATAGACAATGCCGTAACACGTTCTTGGAAATCCGGATGACTATATACATTTTCAGAATTCTTGATGTCTATCAATTCACCGGCATCTGTTTTCGTTTTCGTAACTTCAATCTTCTTTGCCGGCGCCTGTTCTACTACTGGAGATTCTTCAAGATCTTCAAGTTCCATAAGTTCAGGCCTGATGGCTGCTTGTTCTGCAATTTCCATTGCTTCCTTTTCAGCATCCGACCTACGTTCCTGCCTGTCATAGAACCTCTTCTGCTTGCCTTCAATGCTATTCTTTATAAATCCGTCTTCTCCCTTCATCTGTTGCCTATTCAACGAATGAATATCAGAATCAATTTCTGTACTGGCGTCATTAGACCAGGATTCACGGACCGATTCAGATTCGTTAGACTTAATCGCATGTTCTGCAGTATCTTGATACCTTGCATTACGAAGCTTTTGCTCAGAAGACATACTATTACGTTCCTGCAAGAATCTTTGCTGTTGTTCTTGTGCAACAGTTACCTGCTCTGTCTTTTCATTATTAAGATTTACAATTTCAGAATTAATCGTATTGATTTCAGATTTTAACTGTGCAATTCTTTTTTGTCTATCTACTACATCAATATTCTGGCTTGCCTTAAGGTTATATGTACCCAAAGCTTCTTCTTCCGCAAGCTTAGCCTCTTCCAAAGCTTTCTTTGCAGCCTCTACTGCCTTTTCCTGTTCGACCTTCGAGTTAAACGCCTCAGAACGTCTCTTGGCTGCTCCGGCTTCCTGTGCCTTTGCTTCCTTGACGGCATTATTATCCGTTACCATTGCATGGAATGAATTTTCATTAGCGACTGTCTCTTCGGCGTTCTTGACCGCGCTTGCATGCTCTGCGGAAGCTTCCGCATGTTTCTTCGTTTTTATATCCAAGTCTACTTCTGCTGCTTCAAGTGCCGCTTCAGCCGCTGCGACTTTTTCCCTTGCTTCTTCAAGTTTCTTATGTTCTGCGAACGTAGAAACTGGTTTATTATTCATCGATTCAAGAGAGCTAAGTTCGTTAAGTTTCTTCTGTCTTTCGATTTTCTTTTCAGAAATTGCCTCGTCCAATGCGCTTTCGCCCTTATTCAAAGAATCTTCATACTTTTTTGCCATTACCTGGTCTTCTCGTGGAGTACGTATTCCTCGACCGCCTTTATACATTTGGCCGCGAGCTTCCATCATAGCATTATACTGTGCGGCATACATGTCATTTTTCGTTTCTTTTTCTTTTTTCGGAGGCTTTTTATCAGCAACAAAATAATTGACATAATATTCTTGATATGAGAATTTCAATGTCCATTTAGCTATATCGCCGGATGAATAATCAAGTTCATATTTTGTATAATCGGTAAGCTTCAAATTCTTAAAAACATACTCAAGTACGGCATCGCTGAAATTATTCTTATAGACCGTAACTACAATTTCGCTTATGTAGTCGAACAACTTATATCCGAATGTCCTAGAATCAAATAACTTATTAAGGAATATATTCACCAAATCTTGAATTCTTAAAAATGCAAAATCTTTAGAATCTTCTCTGTAATTTTCCATGAATTCCAGGCTCAAATCTTCAAGCCCTGTATAATCAGGAATCAGATATTTCTTTTCGTTATTGCCGTATTTGTAAATTTCTTCCTTATACTTATATGACGGCAAAGTGGCGTTAGTACATTCAGGTAGTTTTACAAATGTAGTATCGTCATTTACTTTAATTTTAACATCGTAAGCGTCAGAAAGCTTTACGGTTTTAATATTTTGCCATTCATATACTCGACAGAGACTCATATGTTATTTATAAATATGTATATGGATTTGAATAGTTTAAATGACCTGCTTCCGAAATTCTGGACCAGTAAAAAATGCGGTAAGCATGAAGGCCTTGCAAACCAGCACGGCATGCTGTTGTTGAAAAATCTTCTGGTAAAACCTGAAGACTTATTCGAACAATTAGAAAAAAATGTTTTTAATTTTCAAAATTTTCCAAAAATTTCATGGTCTGATTTTCTTAAAAGGGCAAATCTTGCCGAATATCTTAAACCTGAATATATAAATGACGCACTGAACGTCACTACGGCAAGACCTGCAATCGGCAAGGGTGAATTCCTTTTCGCAAGCTGCTTCTCAAATATCGGTTTTAGCAGCGGCAAAGGCGACTTATACGACATGCGAACCAATAAACTCGTAGAATTCAAAGGAATTCGTTCTACGATGTCCGGCGATGGAAAAGAATACAAACAGATGAATCGTTCTCTCATGTATTCTATATTTTCACAGTTCAATACAAGTACGCAATTTGACCATTTTAATCGCGAATGCGGCGAAGACCTTGACGAACTGTTAAAACGCCAGCCGGAAAAAATTGGAACCATCTTAAAAATGTTACAGAACCTTTCTAACGAAAATACGAAAATCGCAAATGAATTTGCTTCATTGTATAAGTTAAAAGGCAATATTTTCAACACTGTCGGCGCAATGCAGCTTTACATATACATGAACCTACAGAATGCTTCATTTCTCTTGATGACTAATGAACAAGGGTTCTGCTGTTTCGAAAAACCAAAACAGCCAATTGACGCATATAATATAGTAGCGAACATTAAACTCTCCAGCTGGGAAACCGGCAATAGGGCAATGACTATAGGTATTTAATGGCAGAAGAAAATACAACTCTTGATTCAAGTACCGCAATCGCGTCAAGCACAGTCTCAACCCAGACATGTGACATTACTGTCATATACGGAAGTAATGACCCAAATAAAGGTTTTAATATTCCAGTAGACAAAATTACAGAAATTATTATTCGTGAAAATTTCTTTCTGTTATTGCCTACCATGACACTGACGCTTAATGACATCGGTACCATTTTTCATGATGTAAATTTTCAAATTGGCAATATCATCTATGTAAAAATATTGCCTGAAATGATAAGCCATGACGCAGTTGCTTCTAAGCCGTTATTGGAAGCAACATTTAAAATACAAGCTATAGAAAATTCTACTGACTTTGACAGAAATTCATATACATATAAATTTCACTGCATGTATTCCGCCGAAAAGTATCTAAACGATATTTGTATCTGGCCGAAATTCGATACGATGGCAGGTAAATTGCCGTCGCTCGATAAATCATATACCAGTGCGGAAACATTACAGGTTGTTCTTAGTAATGCCGGTTTAAAACCGAACATAGATTTCGATTCTAAACCTGATGATAATATGTCATGGTTAAATTCTACATTGACATATTCTGAATTTACGAAAAAAATCATAAATCATGCATGGATTTCTGATGACGACATGCCGATTCTTTTTGTTGACAGAGGCGGTAACGCATATTATACTTCAATCAATACGCTATGCGGCAAAGCCACTACAAGTAATTTTATACATCAGACACGCTATCAAAAACTTTACGATACCAAAAACGAAGATACATCCACTACCGAAGAAAAACCCGCGGCATATAGTGTATATTATGACCTCGTATTGACAAATCACGGTTATTTACAAAATGACGGCGGCTATAACGTCAAAAAGTATATTTTCAATCCATATAATGCTTTATTGTTAAACCCGCTAACCTTTAAGCCGGCGTCGTTCAATATTACAAACCTTAAAGCGATTACATTGAATGATACATGTTTCAGGGCAAAAGATTTTAAAGATACCGGCAAAAACGAAAGGCCCCGCTTAGGTAAAATGTCAAACCGTTCCGACAGCCAGGGTGAAACAGTACGTTATCATTCGGTCAGTACATATTTCCGTCAAACGCACCAGTATTATGACTATGCGCCGATTCATCATGACAGCATCAAGCACGCGTTCTTCCAGCAATTTGCTTTTATGACTATCAGCGTAACTGACCAGCCGGGTTATGAAAAAGATCCGAAACAAATGTTGAAACTCGGCGACCGTATCTCGATAGATATGACGACTATGGACCATGAATCAAGTGTCCAGTCGAATAATTATATCGTTTCCGGTTTAACGCATTATATATCGTTCGGTTCAAAGTATGTAATAATGGCTACTTGTGTATCTGACGGTATCGGCGGTATCGGTACGAAAAAAGAAACTAAAAATACTCAGGCAGGTTAATTATGAATAATAGCCCAGATATAAATGCATTGTTAAACGATGCAATGAACAGTATCGAAAACGGATTTGAAAACTCTCTCGTAAGCAAAGACAATAATGTCAACAAAGATACAGGCGGCGACAGATGGACCGGTAAGGTTATTGATAACGATGACCCGCTTAAGCTCGGCCGTGTCAAAATCCTTATTTTCGGCTATTATGACGATCTTGCCGAAAGTGCTCTCCCGTGGGCGGTTCCTGACATGGGATATTTCGGCGGTACCAACGGTAACTTCATCATTCCTGAAGTCGGTACCATATTACGCGGTTATTTTGACCAGAAAGACATCCAGAAGCCAATTTTTGATTCAGTCGCTTATACACAGCTTACCGTTCAAGATTTCACTAAAAACCCGCTTATGTTCAAAATGGAAGACTATCCGAACAAGATGGTCTTGCTAGAAACCGACCAGGGCGAATATCTTACGTTGAATAAAAAATCAGGCGAAACCATATTCCATCACAGGACTGGCCTTACGATAAATATCGGTTCTGACGGTTCGTTGACAATACATACCGGTGAAGGATTTTCCGGACCGGGCAATCTGTCAATCAATACTACCGGCAATGCAACTATAAACGTGGGTGGCGACGCCAAAATCGAAGCTAAAATGAATGTCGACATCAACAGCGTCGGCGGCGACGTAAATCTCGGCAGAAATGTCGCCAAGCAGCTATGCAATAACTATACGAACTGCCTTTTTGCCGGAATTCCACATTATGTAGGAAATACCAACGTAAAATGTTAAACTATAAATAATGTATGTTAAGTCTAAGCGCAAATCCAGATTTTTCTACATTATCTAATGCAAGCGTTGTAAACCCATATTACGATTTGGACGGTTTAGGTGAAAAAACCGAACTCTGGGGCAAAGACGCGCTTGACCAGATGATTGAAAACGTAATTCTGACAGAACCGTTTGAGCGACTCTTTAATCTCGCGTACGGTTCTCCGTTATATTTGCTGTTGTTTGAAAATTTTGCACGAATGGACGAACTTATGCCGCAAGTATTTGACGCAATCGAATACTGGGTTCCTATCAAGATAGACCGCACCAATGCGGATATTGAAAAAGACGAAATTAACCATGTATTGTTATTCAAAATACCGTATGTTTCAAATAACGGAATGATTACAGGTATTTTTGCACGCAGGATTAAAAAATAATGGCAATATATGACTATGAAACACTTAACCTCAATAATCCTGAGGAAATGGCCAAACAAAAGAAAAAATTCGTCGGTAGTACATACGCTGACGATAGCAAGTTCGGCCTATCCAAATTTCAGTTAACAACATTTGACGAAGACGAACAGATTAAACTCGTCGGCGTTCTCGACGACCTTCCTGAAATTTCTTTCTCTGTAGATTATACAGACGGTCCAGGCATATTATGGCAGGACATGTTGCAAAGCTTCATGTCGAATGACCTCGTTTCGTTAATCAATTCTATCGGTTGCGCTACTGGTACGGAATGGAAAAATTTCGTCAAAGCCGGCTCATGGACCAAGAAAGTCTATAACGGCTATAATCCTGGTACTATAAATCTTAAATTCAAAATTTTCGAAGCAGATAATCTTGGACAAACCGACGCAAGTATTTGGATTAAGCGTCTTCAGAAATATGCCGCAATTTCTGACAATAATAAATTTACCTTTGCTGGCGCATTAGATAATGTCAGATCTGGCTTAAAGAATATGACTGGGACCGGTGCCGCCGTCGGTAACGACATTCTCAAGATTTCAAACAGTAATAACGCTACGCAAAATAATTCTGCGCAAGACGATGACAAAGAAAGACGTAAAAAGGCCGAACAACTTGACATATATATCAACAAGCTTAAAAGCGCTATTAGCTATAATACAATAAAAGTAGAATCTGTCTATGCATATTATAGCTTTTTCATCAATACAAGCAATAAAACTGTTACTTTAAAATATTCTACAACTACGTCATATCAAAATTCATGGACTGATAGCAAATTATCAGAAACATCGAAGTCATATGAAGGTAAAGAATCTGTTGACGATTTCAATAACTTAATTAACCAACTTATCGGCGATATAAGCAATAATACTGTAAATAAGGCCGTCAAATCAGATGTTGAACCTAAATTAAAAGCTGCTATGGATGAAGTCGCTGGTCAAAAACAATCTGGCGGTACAATCAATAGAACGCTCGACGACCTAAAAGGCAAATTTGAATTTTTAGCAGATTCTGCAAGTACGCTTTTGAATAGCGCTGTTAAGAAATATGGACCGTTACGCGTAGAATATAAGTTTAACCGTTCCAATAGTTTCGGTGCAAAGCTTTGGTATCTGAATCTTTATTCTGGTACCATATTCAAATCGCAAACGCCGCTTATTGTCTATATTTCTAACTGGACTGTCAAACGTTCAGAAGAATGGACAAATTCCGGTCATTACTATTATGAATTCAATATCACATGTAATCTTGACCAGACATATTCCCGTTCTCAATGGTACAGAATACTCAATAGCGATATAACAAGCGGCAGCACATGGTATGCCGCCGACAGTATTCAAAAAGACCTTGATTCAGGTCTTTCAGAAATTCCTAAGGAATTATAATTTTCGCTAAATCAGCATCGGTAAGTATCTGCTGAGTTTCTAACGATACTTTAAAGTCGACATATATCGGTTCGATTTTTCCGCCGACAACTGTCGTATTCAATGCAGGCTTAAATGACCAGTTCTTTACCAGCCACTTAATCGACGTATCGGAACGCAACATCTTACCGATTTCCAGCATGCATAACGGTGCACCGCCAAGATTATCGTCGTTCATATTACCGAGTTTTTCTATTTCAGTCTTCAACGTATTGAATGCATTATAAAGTTCTCGTCCTTCTTTCGATGTGTCGTTGCCGAGAATCGCATTCGCTATGTCCTTAATCGAAATATCGGAAGAACTAAACGCTTTTATCAAATCTTCCGAAGTCGCCCCTATGCTCTTACCGTATTCTTCAGCCTTGGCCAAAGCGTCTCTGGTAACGTCAAGGCTTGCCTGCAGGTTATATTCTCTCGGCGTCGTAATATAAATCATGAAATTCAAAATATCCTTATACGGCGTCGTCGAAAACGCATATAACGGATAACTTCTAAACGAAATATCTACAGAAAGCGGAGAACCGTTCTTTACTGTCTTTTGTGTCCATCCATCGGTAAATACAGGAGGGCGAAAATCCTTGTTGTTCGACGCAATAGCCCTCATAAGGTTATTGTTCGTAAAATCTTCAATCTTTTTTGAAACCGTACTAATCGGTGAAATATCCCAACCAGTAGTATAACTGATTTCCGGAAGCTGGTCGACAATGCCGTTGATTCTCGTAGTCTTCATCTGTTCGCCTTTTACGAGCGAGTCTTCATTAATAAACAGACTGAACCTATGAGAAACATACACCGGCGACGTAGACGAAACCGATGTTCTTCCTTCAGGTTGCTTATAAAAATTTATCAATCCAGCCATATTAACGTCTAGTCATTCTAACAGGCATAAACGGCGTATTTCCGCCTTCTTTATGCCAATTATCCATAAGTTCATACAAGTCGGCCATTATGCCTTTCATGTTAGTAATATCTTTCTTCAATGTATCTATGTCGCTTGCCATGCCGTTCGGTACATTGAAATTATTATTCGTCGTAATAAGATCCGATGCGACAGCCGAAGCCTTCTTGTCGTTTTCTTCCGTCACGGCAGAAACAACAGATGCCATAGTCCTAATAGTCTGCTGAGAAATTCCAGTCATGCCGCCAACCATAAGATTACTGTACATAGTCTGGGCTGCGATAAACTGAACTGCCTTATTAATCGTATTCAGCGGTTCAGTTATAGACTTTAACATATTCTGGAATTCATTCTTCAATTCAGTTCCGAATGTCACTTCAGATTTTGTATTTATCTGCTGTTCCTGTGTCGCCGGCGTTACTGATGTCTTATCCTTATCGCCAAAAATCCATTTTGACAATCCGCTAAACAACGACAATACGCCATCGATAATCATTCGCGGAATAGCGCTAAATATATTAATGATAAACTTACCAACATCCAAGAATATACTTATAATTTTCTTAATACCGGCAATGAAATAATCACCGAACTTATAGAATAATAAGAATATTCCGGCAATAAGCAGAATAAACAAACCGACAACAAGAACTGCGGCTGCGGCTACAAGAACGAACTTGGCAACTTCAAGCAATATCTTGAATCCGATAAAAGCTTTTTCCAGCAAGAACTTAACGAACTCAAGCCCGCGCTTAAATATATTAAGCCCTTTCTCTTCTGCAAATGTTTCAGTCTCGTGAGCCATCTTTATTTTGAGCAATAACATCTTACCTGTATGCTCGATAAGCAAACAGCTGATTCGTAATGCATGATACGCAAGAGTCAATACTCTGATAAGTATAGGCCCGCCTTTAAACAAACCAAATATTATTCCTAGCCCGACAAGTATCTTTTTACCTAATATCGTAAATTTCTCTCGTAGCTCCTCGCCGATTCCTTGCCAGAATCCTTTAAGGAACGCTATTGCAATCAAAACATACGGAAGCGTTTTTGTAACGAACGCTATAATCAATGATACAGGATTTAATATACCTCTAAGTATCTTTCCTAACCCGCCCATGAACTGTTTGAAATCAAACGGGAATTTCGGTTTTTCAACCTTTTCCTTTTTCTCTTTCGGCGTAACTGGAGCGACAGGCTTGTTTACAAGTGCTTCTGTATTTTTATCCTGTCTTGTTTTCTGTTCGGCCTTTATGAACTTGTCGAACAGCTTGTTGTTTTCTCTCTGTAAAATTGCGACATTATCCAATGCCTTTACGATTTCAGGAGACTCAAATTCTGGTACCTTGTCGTTTTCGGAAACGACTGCTGACTTTGCTACTTCCAACGGCGAAACTATCGTCGCAGACAATGCCTTGTCCGGTTCCAGCTGTTCGGCCTTAGTCTTATATAATCCCTTGCCGCCAACTTTTATATCTTTGAAAATCGTATTGAGTGTTTTATCCAACTTATCGGCAGAATCTTTAATCGTAGTAATAAGAGAAGACTTAAATGTCTGAATAACACCCTTTAACTTATTTCCTACAGCAGTCGTCTTTACGCCAGATTCCTTTATACTTTTATTGATTGTACTTTTAGAATCCAAATACTTCTTTAAATTATCCAGTGCTTCAAGCTTCTCTGAATAATCGCGAATGTCACGTAAATTCTCGTTAACTGATGCCAAATCTGCGTTGGTTATACTCATATGTTATTTATAGCTATTTTATAAATCCGTCTTCCCATAACTCATAAATATTGGCTATTGTATCAGTTATTTCTATTCCAGAGACTTCGTCCTTGACTGTTATTTTCTCGTTAGGACACAAACAGGCATATTCCTGCATGAACGTCTGAATACCAAGGTCACGAATCATCTTCTGTTTAAACGTCTCGTCACGACCCGGAATTTCATTCCATTGTACCTTTGCAGGAACAAACGAATTGATACCGGCAACAGCCTTCTGCCAGATGTTATAGAACTGGTTCATTCCGTGCGGCGTCGAAATCAAAATCAACATAGCGTCGGAACGAGAAGATTGAGTCGGGAACACAGACTTAATAAAGTCGTCAGCATCTTCTGGAGGCAAGAACGCAAATTCGTCCACCAACATCAAGTCAACCGTTCTACCACGAATTGCAGACGAACCAGAAGCAGCACAGAAAATTTTACAACCGTTATCAAAACCAATCGATTCTTTTGACCAACCGCCACGGTCAGGGTTAATTCCCTGCTGTAGCCATAAAGGCAATTTCAAAACTGCCGCTCTAATTCTCTGCATAATTTCTTTAGCCTGCTGTTCCTTGTTAGCCAGAACAGCGATTTCCTTATCCTTGTTAAACAAAGCATACCAGAGAATGTAGAGCGTACAAATAGTCGTCTTACCACCCTGACGACCTAGGGTAATAATTCTGTTATTTCTTATATGACCTTCCTTGTCTTTATATGTGGCAAGGAACATCTGGATAATTCTTTCTTGATATTCGCGGAGTTCAATCGGCGCTGCACCTTTCTTATCCTGAATGATATAGAAATACTTGCAGAAATAAAATATATCCTTGGAACATTTGATGAACTCATCCATCTGTTCCTTGGACATTTCAATTTTTTCACCATGACCGCGAAGTTCTGCGGACTTATTAAACATTTTTAATTTCCCTAATAATAGCTTTAATATTTATAATTCCGCAAATCTTTATACTATAAATAATATAAACGTTAAAAAAGGGTTTAAAATGAATCTATTCGAAAATGCTTATGATTATATCAAAGAAGCTGTTTCACATGAGCCTAACTATGTGAAACTCATGAAATGGGCGATTTCCGTCCATTTCAACAGTGGCGCAAGTATGGACGGCGACCAGCAGACTCCGATGCCGTCACGTATCGGTTACTACTTCAGTACAATCCGTTTTCAGAACTGGGCAACCAACTATGAGCCTGATGTCGGTAAGTTCGCACCGCTCGCGCTCTTCTATCACTGTAACTGTAAGACATTCGTCGGTAAGCAAGAAGTTGCAGAAAACCGCCAGTTTACTATTGTTTATGGAATCCAGGACATCGAAGGTATTAAGGAAGAAATCGCAACTAACAAGACGATTGCAAAATGCTTCAGGGGCGCAGAACCTGCGCCGACATTCGATGAGAAATTGCCGGCTGAATTACATCGTATCGCTGAAGAACACGTCTTCTATGCCAAGTTCTACTGGAGAAACGATGAACAGGATGCTCTTGTCGTAGGACCGGAACGCCTTGCAAATCTTGGTCCGATTATCAAGAACAGTGAATTCGCTACTGGTAAGGTTGAAGTTTTCCGTGACCGTCAATCTCGCGGTAAAAAGAATGACTTCCGCCATGATACTGGCCTCTATACGACAATTTCACTTGACCGTAGAGCAGATTTCATGCGTAAAATTTACGGTACTTGCGTTAACCAGCCATATATTGAAATCAAACTTCCAGTCGATGGAAAAGAAGATAAAACTCGTGTATTCCATGCTGCAATGAATAATTATTCGGACTTGACTACTGTTGATGATCCTAATAATAATTTGCTATATATCGGCGTTTCTCCGGACGACTATGGCGACGCTGTTCGTTATAAGATGGCGCAAGAAGGTTTTAAAGATTTCGATAACTGGAAAGAAATTAGCCTTTTGAGCAGCTCTGGTAAGAATGTCAGAAAGGTCGGTCTCGGTACGTCTGCGCTTAAAGAAGCCATTAGAGATATTGTTTTTGGTAAATCAGATTCTGAAGGTAAAAAGATTACCAAGAAGTCTGGTGAAGCTGCACCTCGTGCAAGCGGTCCTGCAACATTCGCATGCGATAGCTCTTCGTTCGCACGTATCACGCAAATGGCTAACCGAATGGTCGCAGCATATAACAGCGAACACAAGGCTACTGCTAGTGTCGATGTTGATAACAGTGACGAAAGCGTTACGATTACTGGTATGAGCGCAAAGGCTCTTGAACAGTTTACTGAAATTCTAAATAAACGCGGAATGAAGTATTCTAAAATGTAATCTCATGTACTAGTGTACAAGGAGTTCCTTGGGGCGGTAACTATTCGGTTATCGCCCCATGCTAATATATAAAATATGAGCATTCCGTATATCAACACGATAGACGACATCAAAGAAATACTAAACCAGTATTGTATCGTCTATAAACAGCTTTCTGACGAGATGTATTGGATCGGCCTGTCTGATAAATACCAGATAGGAAGTATTGCCATATCGCTCAACGAAATACGATGCAGATTCCATTATACTGACGGTTCCAGAATATACACCAACGCATTTAACTATAATAAAGAAGAATTTACAAAAGAACTTCAAAATGCACAAAGAGCCTGGCAACGAAAATGCAATAAAGATATTGAAAAAATTCTCGATATATTATAAAAAGAACCTCAGATTTTATTCTGAGGTCTTTAAGATTATTTTACGAGGTAAAGATTACTTCTTTGTCCATTCGTTATCTGTCGGGTCTTCAACAGTTGCATAATCCGGGCTGAACACTGCGCTAGCAGCATTAATAGCAGAGAATGCAGATGCATCATCGCCGAAATCATACGGTTCCCAAGTCTTCTGCGGAAGCTTATTGAAAACACGCTTGTTGAGCGCAGAAACACCGCCAGAAAGTTCATAAACCGGAGCGAGCGTGTAGTGATACAGACCATCAGAATATGCCTTGTAACCAGCAACACCTGCAGAAGTTGCAGCAGTCTTGTCATCAGTTACAAAGTATGCAGAAGTGACCTGATTGTAATCGTTACCAACGTTATAGATGTCTTCTCTACGTTTCATTTTTATTTCTCCTAAAATATCCTATGCAAAGGCTTATTCCCTTGCACCTATATTTATTTATAACAGTTTTCCGGAGTTTCTTGTATAAAAAGAAAAACCGGAGAATTAACTCCGGTTTCAAAATATTTTTATTATTAGATGCTTGCCAAGAATTCCTTGAAAGCCTTAATAATTTCCTTAGAACCACCGTTATCGACAGCCTTATTGAACTTCTTCTGTGCTTCGAATACCTTTTCACGCTGTTCAATATAAAGGCCCGTAGCCTCATTCAGAACCCACTTAGAAACATACTGTACAGATTCATACATCGGGTCAGTATAAGCGACCTGGGCAGACGGCATATACACAGAATCGATGGTTACGAGTGAATAGTCTTCAGCGACCATATTTCCTTCAGTAAGGTTTCCAGTACCGCGAGACGAAACACCCATACGAACACCGTCATTCAAAAGGGATTCAAGAATCTTACCGTTAGGAGTATGCAAAACCTTTGCCTTACCCATAGCGAGATTACCGTCCATCTTAAGTTCGGTAATCATGATAGCAGATTCCTTCGGGTTAATTTCGATAGTATCTGGGTGGTTAAGTTCACCAAGAGCTTCGCGAGATTCGATAAGCTTCTGGAACTTGTTAACTTCGCGTTCGATGATAGAACGGGAATAAGTACGACCGTTACGGTTTACTTCTTCTGCCATCATGAACGGACCTGAAATATACATTGTCTTTGTATTATTTCCTGCATCTTCCATAAGCATTTTAGCTTCGGCGCAGGCTTCTTCGCACAATAATTTCTTTGCTTCCATTGTAAAAATCCTTTTAATGTTTTATATATTTATAACATTTATCCAGATTTTTAGAAAAAATAAAACCCGGAAGTTAATCCGGGCTTATTTTTAATTCATTTTAAGCTTAGCGAACAAAACG